ACTGCTCTTGGTTGCGGTACTGACCGCAACGGCAACCGGCTACGCCTCAGAAGCCGCCATCGGCTACCAGCCCCCGACTGTTGTCCAGACGGTGGAGGCTGAGATGCCCGCCGTCCAAGAATTCGTTTTTCAGGGCTGGGATGCTGGATTGGCCGTCACCTACGCCAACCAGCAAGGCTGCTCCAATGTCGGCCTTCAGGCCGTTGTCGGCAAAACCCTGAGCGACCTGTGGAAATGGCGATTGTCCGCTTCCGTCAGCGGGTTTGTCCCTCAAGCCGGATTCGACCGATACGCCACCGTCCTGACCGGGCCAGTAATCAATTTCAGTCCGCTTTATGCCTTCGTGCAGGTGGGCGCGTCCTACAACCCCTCTACAGAATACAAGATTGGCATTGCCGCCAATACAGGGGCGGGCGTGGCCTTCGACATTGGCAAGCACTCAAGGATCTTCGCCGAGGCTGCCGTTGACGCTGTGCCGACCAGCGGGAAATTGAAATCGACCTTCAGCGCGTGTGTCGGCTATGCCGTGCGCATTTAGCAAACAATAAACTGAACGAACGTAACAACCGATAGAGCCATGAAAAACCGTATAGAACGACTTGTGATCCATTGCACCGCCACGCCGGAAGGACGGGAGGTGACAGCCGCTGACATCCGCCGTATGCATTGCAGCCCAAAGCCGAAAGGCCGAGGGTGGAAGCAAGTCGGCTATACGGACATGGTGCATCTTGACGGCACGGTCGAAAGGCTGGTACAAAACAACGAGGATGCGTATGTGGACGGCTGGGAAGTCACCAATGGGGCACAAGGCTACAACGGTACAAGCCGGCACATTGTGTATGTTGGCGGACTGGATACCAACCGACAACCAGCCGACACGCGCACCGAGGCTCAGAAGGCCGCGCTGAAGGCGTATGTGGAGGATTTCAGGAAACGCTTCCCGTGGGCCGATGTGTGCGGCCACCGCGACCTGAGTCCCGACCTGAACGGCGACGGCAAAATCACCAGCAACGAGTGGACTAAGGCCTGCCCGTGCTTTGATGTTAGAAAGGAGTACGGAAATGGCTGAAATAATCAGGTCGGCGACCTTACGCAACACTCCGTTTTGGGTGTGCCTGTGCATCAGCATTGCGCTGATTGTGGCCGGGTTCTGTGTGCCGCCTACTGGTGTCATTGACGGATCGGTGCTGAAGGGCGTGGGCGAGTTGTTTGGCTTCGCCGCACTCTACACCGTATGGCTTGCCATAAAGAAGGGTACAAACGCCAAAGTAAGGCATGGCAAAACGAGCCTCACCGTGGGCGGAAAAGACAAGGAACAATTCAATTCGCGAGATGATGAACCAGAAGAAATGGAATAATAGGCTGTCGTTTCTCCTTATAATGGCCGCCCTATGCCTCGCGAGTTGCAGAAGCAACAGCGTGACGACGGCGACGGTAAGGACTGACACGCACGACGAGGCGACGGTGAGCCTGAAGCACACCATCGACTCGGTGATAGTGCGTGAGACAGTAATCATCCGTGAAGGCCCCGACACGGTGACGGTGGAACGTGAGCGCACGGTGTGGCGCGAGCGCATCGTACACGACACCGTCCGCGAACACACGACCGACACCATCATCAAGACGGAAACGGTGGAGAAGGTGGTGGAGGCGACCCCTGCAAAAGGGGTTGGCACAGGCTGGACGGTGGCCCTGACGCTGCTGGCGGTGATTGTCCTTTACATGGTGATTAAATACGGATTAAAGATTCTATAAACAACAAGGAACATGATAAACTGGAAACGCTTGAAAGAGATACTTGGGGACATCGCGATAGTGGTGATTGCCACGGGGATTGCGATGGCCGTTGTATTGATGCTGTGTGACCTGTCATGGGATTTATGCTATTAAGGAACCATTAAAAACAGACAACAATGAGTGGATACAGAAACGGAGTCGACCTGATTATGGGCATCGTCCAAAGCGGCACCTTCAAGCCGTTGGGCTACTCGACGGGCTGCAAAATCAGCGACTCGACAGAAACCGGCGAGCGCGTCACCAAGGAGACCGGCGCGAGCCAATGGAAGGAGAAGTATGTGAAAAGCCTCTCGGAGCAGATTACCGCCGAGGGCTTCGTGTATGACGGCGTGGCCGCCTCCAGCATCGGCTTCCCCGACCTGAAGGAACTGTGGCTCTCCAAGGCCGCAGTCAAGTTGCGCTACAAATACCGCGACCAAGGTGCCAATGCGGGACAATACGAGGGCGACTTCATCATTACCAGCCTTGAGCAGGACGGCCCGGCAGACGATGACGAGAAATGGAGTGTCACCTTTGAGAACACCGGTGCAGTTACAGCCGTTTCAAACGGCGGCGGTGGCGGCGGCGGTTAAAAGCAAGGAGGGTAAGCCATGACTAAAATCGAAATCAACGGGAAGCAATTCCCTTGCCGCGTCACGATGGGCGCGATGCTGCGCTTCAAGCGCGAGACCGGGCACGATGTCAGCCAGATGGACTCGACCGATATGGCGGAACTGGTCATATTGCTTTGGTGCTGCATCGTCAGCGCGTCGAAGGCCGACGGCGTGGAGTTCGGCTTGGAACTGATGGACTTTGCCGACCAACTCGATCCTAAAGCCCTCACGGACTTCTACGCATCGATGAAACAGGAAGAGGAAGAAAAAAAAACGGAGAATGCGGGCGGGACACCCGCGAGCCAGCCGACATCCTGACCCTCTTCGGAACTGCGGTGGGGTGCATAGGCATGTCGGTTGACGACTTCTGCCGGTGCACCCCATCCGAATTTAAGGCGGTGTATGAAGGATGGGCCAACGCCGAGCAACGCCACGAACGCGCCGAATGGGAACGCATTCGGCTTCAAACCGCCTGTATGCTCCAGCCCTACAGCCGCCACGCCCTCAAGCCACAGGATGTGCTGCGCTTCGACTGGGACGATGAAAACGATGCCGTCGAAGGCGAGAAACTCAGCGCGAAGGAGATAAGGGAAAGATTCGAGGCCGTAAAGAGAGAGCAGGGGCTTCAATGATATTCAATGACTCACAAAAAAAGTAAAAGACCATGTCGGACAACACGGTAAGGCTGAAAATCAAGATTGACGATGACTTCAAGAGTTGCGAAGCCAACGCGGATGACTTGCGCAACGCCATCAAGCGGGTGTCGAAAGAGGCTGGCACCCTGAAGACCTCGCTCATCAACGGCAACCAGTTTGCACAGGCATTCAATTTTGTGGTGTCGGCGGTGCGTGGTGTGATGTCCGTCACCCGTGATCTCACGGACTCCTACAAGGTACAGGCAGCCGCTGAAACGCGCCTTGAGCAGGTTATGCACAACACGATGGGAGCCGCCAGCCAAGAAGTCCAGTCTATCAAGGACTTGGCCGCCGCCCAACAGCAACTTGGCGTGGTGGGCGACGAGGTGCAGCTTAGCGCGGCACAGGAACTGGCCACCTACCTCGAAAAGAAGTCAAGCCTTGAGAAACTCATCCCCGCGATGAATGACATGATAGCCCAGCAGTACGGGTACAACGCCACAGCCGAAAACGCCGTCCCCATCGCCACCATGATGGGTAAGGTGATGGAAGGCCAGGTCAAAGCCCTGTCACGCTACGGCTATTCGTTTACCGACGCGCAGGAGAAAATCCTGAAGTTCGGCACCGAGGAGGAAAAGGCGGCTACGCTGGCCGAAGTGGTGGCCCAGAGTGTCGGCGGCGTGAACGAGGCCCTTGCCAGCACCCCGGAGGGGAAACTGGCTCAGGCCAACAACCGCCTCGGCGACATCAAGGAAACGGCGGGCGGCATCATCAACAGCCTCAAAGTGGCGGCCCTTCCCGCGCTCAACGTGGTCATGGAAGCCCTTGAGGGGATAGCGGCCCGCGTGAAGGAGGTGGCCGACAGGGTAACATCAAGCCCCATCGCCACCAAAGCCGCTGAAGCCATGCGCATGATACTGACCCAACTTGAAAGCCTGACGGGAAAGTTATTCTCCGCCCTTAGCCCGGTGCTTAATGTTCTGGTCAATGCGGCTGGCCATTTCAAACAGATTCTCGACGGCACGTGGAAGGTGATTGTCGACAAGGTTCACCCCGCGCTCGAAAAGGTCACGCAGAGCATAGCCCGCATCGTGGCGGGTGTGGTTGACTGGATTACCAGTTCCGAGATTACGATGGACATCTTCCGGCAGGGATGGGTCATCATCGGCGCAATATCGGACATCATTTCCTTCCTTTTCAACGTGCTGGAGAAAATAATCAACTATGTCATCATTCCCATCATCCGTCTTATCGACATGGCCTACGGCAAACTGAAACAGGCCGTGGCTTGGATTGCGGGTGTTATCGGGAAAGCGGGCGCATGGTTCTCCCAGAAGATGCACCCCGTGGTGGAGTGGTTCGGGAACCTTCAGGACTTCGTGCGCCGCATCGTGTCGCGCATTACCGAATGGGTGGGCAAAATGCTCAACCCTATTATCAAGTTCTGGAACAGCATCAGCGGGCGGCGTGTTGAACTTGTGGGCAACGACAAACCTGAATGGCTCAAGGGCGAAAAGAAGGAAACATTTGTTCAGCCCGTCACCACTGGCGGTGGAACCGTGCTGCCTGAAGAATCAGGCTCAGGTGTCGACGACAAGGAGCGCAACAAACAATACAAGGCCGCAATACAGGCCGCAGAACAAAAACAGCGCGAAGTGGAGAATGCGCTGAAAGAACAATATCGCAAAGGCGAGGTTGACAAGGAGGAATACGAGCGGCGGCTTGAGCAAATCACCATTGACGGCCTTGAGGAACAGTTGTATATTGCCAGACGGTTCAAACAGGACGAAACAAAAATCCAGCAGCAAATCGCCGATGCCAAAATCCAGCAGCGCGAAAACGAATACAAAAGGGAACTGGCCCAACTTACCGACAGCCTCGACAAAGAGAAACTCGCTCTCACAAAAAAATTAGCCGACCAGGTTATCACCAGAGAAGAATATGATAAGGAAATATCAAGACTGGAGTCGGAAAGCCACAAAAAGCAACTTGACTTGGCAAATGAGTTTCATCAGGAAATTACTGCCATTGAGCAGCAGATTGCCGAGGATGCAATCCAGCAGCGCGAGGACGAATACGATCGAGAGGTTGACACGCTACAGAGAAACCTTGACAACACCGAGATAAGCCTGAAAAAGAGCCTCGCCGGGAATGTAATCACTCAGGAACAGTACGACCGCGCCATGCTGGTTGCAAAGGCGCGGTTCTACGATGACATGTTGAAACTCACCCGTGCCTACGGCAAAAACGACACTCAGGCCCTAAAAGATGTGCTTGATGCCCAGCTTGACCTTCAGAACCATGACAAGGAGCAGGCATCCAAGAAAACCGACCACATCGGCAATTTCAGCAAGGGCTGGAGCGGCATCAAAGGCATCGGCAATTCCATCCGCGACATCAAGGACGCACTCACCGAGACCGACAACGCATGGGACGCGCTCACGCAGACCATCGACGGCTTCATCAGCATGTTCCAGAGTGCCCAGCAGATTGTCGAAATCATCAACACCATAACGACAGCCACCAAAGCGATGGGGACGGCCAAGGCCGCATCATCGGCCCAGGTCGTTGCCGGGAACACCGCCGAGGCCGCATCTGAAGGCATGGCGGCCACGGCCAAGGTGACGGCAACCGGGGAAAAGGTGGCAGCCGACGCAATAGAGGCCACGGCGAACACGGCGGTGGCAGCCACGGGAGCGGCCAGCGCAATGGCCTCAATCCCTTATGTCGGCCCCATTCTGGCCATTGCCGCAGTTGCGGCGGTGCTGGCTTCGCTGGCAAGCCTTCCTAAGTTTGCTGACGGCGGCCTCGTCTATGGCCCCACGTTGGGTCTGATGGGCGAATACAGCGGTGCAAGGTCGAACCCTGAAGTGATAGCCCCGTTGAACAAACTGCGCGGTCTTTTGGGCGAAGGCGGCGGCGGCAAGTCAGAGGTGAAGTTCCGCATCGAGGGCCGCGAACTGGTGGGCATCCTGAACAAACAAAACAACATATACACACGGTCGAAATGAGTTACCAAATCGCATATACCACCCATTTCCGCAGCCTCGACAACTCGCTTTGGGATATAGACATCTATATCAACGACTATAATGCCCGCCCTTTGGAAATCAAGCTGGAGGGCGACGAGCCTTGTGTCATTGAATGGCAGGAAACGGGAAAGATGGATGTGGTGCAGTCGTCCACATGCACGCTGCGCGTGTCGAATGAAAGAGACCGGCAGATGGTGCAGTTGATGAACCACCCCGATGCCGCTGTCCTCGTCAGCCGCGATGGAAAATGGTACTGGTGGGGCCATTTGGACGATGCCATATATGAAGAGCCGTACAGTTTCAAAAAAGCCTATGTGACCGAACTCATCTTTTCAGACTTTGGCATCCTTAACCGCATCCCCTTCACCCTCACCGGCAAGCAGAGTGTTTGGGACATTGTGCGCGATTGCCTTGACTCGATAGGATACGGCAACGGTGCCACCATTAACTTATACATTTCTCTCCTTGAGCCCAAGACCCAGCAGACCATTACTCTCGACATGCTCTACATCAACGCCGACCGCTTCGAATCTGACGGCGAATCATGGGACAAAATGACGAGCAAACGGGAGGTGCTGGAGGAAATATTGCGTCCGCTCGGTTTGCGCATCATGCAGAAGAACGCTCAAATCTATATTTTCGACATTGAATATCTTCGCAACCCTGACAACTGGTGCTGGAACTACATTGTATGGAAAGGAACCGATGCCTACCTGAAGGGCAGCGAAACTTTCGGCTTGTTTGAGGTGGCCTTCGAGCCGGATGCGATAGAGACGCTTGCCGATGACGGGCTTAACTACGATTCAGGGGAATGGGATGATACCGAGAAGTATTTAGCCAAAAGTTACGATTTGGAAACTGAAACGGACAGCGACATTGGATTCTACATAGAAACCAAAAACTCCCTTTCCGGGGTCAAGGTACATAAATCAAGCAACGCCCGCTTTTTCCGCACAAGATCCGTTTTCACTGACAGCAGCTATATTGGTGTGGCTTGGCGCATCATCTGCAAGAAAATCCTTTGGTATATTATCCACAACGGCCATTCAACGCCTTGCATGACCGATTTCGAACTTCTCTGGAACTATCCCTCTTGCCATAACCAACTCGTGGCGAACGTGCTATGGATTGAGACAGGCTACCTGCCACTTACACCCGATCGCGAAAAATACCAGTTGCGTGTCAATTTGGATGTTCTGTTGAGCTTTCGCCAAAACCCCTTCGACAATCCTCCTGAAGAGTGGGTTGAAACACAGGACTATCACGAGACGGAGGACATCTGGGAAAACCACGCAGGCATACGGACTTACATGATTCCCGTCAAACTTGAGGTGCTTGCCGATGATGGAACCGTGGCGTACCATTATGAAAATGCCAGCACTTTCGAATATAGCGGTGCCCCACAAGTTTTCCAATCTACGGATGTCGTGTGTCCCTTTGGCATCAATAAAGGCAGGTGGGTTGCTGGAGCGGGAGCATACGGCCAGATGTTTCTTGCCTATTATCATGATGCAGAAGACGACCCTGTCATTGAAGAAGGCTGGGTGACAAATCGCATCGCCTCGTCCTCCGATACGGCCATCAACGGGACACTTTATCGTGTGCGCGAAGACGGCGAATATGTCAGCCTTCCACCAGTTGCTGGGCGGTTACGCCTTACTGTTGGCGACGGCATATTCGTGACCAGTTATTCACTCTACAACGCCTATGTCCTTCTGTTTAGTGATTTAGCCTTCAAACTCAAATGGCAGGCTTACCGCAACCCGAAAATCACCATTGTCAGGGCCAACCGTAGGAATGACGGCATCAATACTGACACCATCTATGAGCGGGAAAAACCAAGACCTTTAGACGACCATCTCAGTGATACAGTGAAAGCTGGATGCTGGAGAGACGGCATCGCACCATCGGCTCGTGGTCTTTTTTTCAACGCCGACGGAATCGTTTGGGAAAAATTCAAAAAAGATGGCCGGAACCGTACTTTGGAAAAGCACCGCCTTCAAAGCCTTGAAGACCAGACCTTCTACACGCAGCCTGTGCTATCAGGCACGGCTGAATTTGATGGTCAGTTCTGCGCCAAGCGCGAGGAGAGCACATCGGGCATCTTTCTCGTCACCGCACTCCGTCAAGACCTCCAACAAGATACTGAAAAAGTGACGATGGCCAGAATCGCCAACATGGGAGGCTTCGTCTATGAGTTCTCATGGAGCAATCCTTTCTGCACCGAGGAAGAGGGCCCATACATCTACGAATGGAGCAGCCCCGTATGCATCAAGGAACCTGGCCCGTACAAATTCTCATGGGGCAAAGGTGTCTGCGTCAAGCAATACATCTACACGCTCGAATGGGAAGAAATGCAAACCTATGATTAAACAACACTTAAACACCAAATAAAATGGCATACCAGAATACAGGATACGCACGAAACACGACGCTCACCGTCACGAAAGGCGACTACTCTCAGGACTACGACATTACTGAAAGGTTCACCGACCCTTCAAATGCTACAGACTACGACACCCTGACCATCCAAGCCTTCCAACGCCTCACCGAGGCCGAATACAATATTCGGCTACAGGCATTCATCCGATATGTCTATTCCCTTGAGGACGGGCTACAGACCGACTGTCCCGACCTCACACGGGGCAGCGTGGAATACAACCCGACAATGTGTCCTGTGCCCATACATGTGGAGGTTTCCGAAACAAACGAACAATGAATCTAACGAACAAACAAACTTAAAACACATATCATCATGGCAGACAACCCAAAAGTAAAAGGCATCAAGTATGGAACGATGCAACAATATCTCCATCAGGAGATAGACAAGGACATGCTCTATTTCATCACTGACAAGGGCCTGCTCTATCGCGGCAGCCAAATCGTTGTGCCGACCAAGGTCATCGATGTGGAACCAAACGAAGACGTGCACAATAACGCTTACTACACTTTCACCATCGAAGCCTATGCCGACGACCCTGCGAATCCCGAAACGCTCTCTTTCGATGTTTGGAGCAAGGCCGCCGTCACCACACTCATCCAATCGCTGAGCACCGCCATTAGCAACCACACTGGCGCAACGGCCTCCGATACCGTCAAGGGCCACACCTACCTCAGCGACGCCACCGACAGCGACCTCAACGCGGCCACTGGCGGCACCGCTGCCACCCCGCTGGCGGTCAAGAGAGCCCTTGCCGCTGCCAACCAATACACAGACGAGCAAATCGCCAACATCTCGTCGGGCATGACCATCATAGGCACCTACGGCCGACAGGCCGACAACCCTGACGAATACCGATCCCTCAACGACATCCCTGCGTCAAAAGGCGATACTTACATCTGCATCAGCACCATGACAGGCGTGGCCTATACCAACAGCGCGGGCATCGCCGTAAGCAACGCATCCTTAGCTCCAGGCGACTACATCATCTGCGTTCAGGCAGCCGTAGAAAGTGGCGGTACAATCACCACACCGGCACG